AAGTATCATTTCTCCATATCTGTATATTGTAATTCGCTGGTCTAAAGTCAGCATTTGTTTGAGCACAAGCCATTATCTATAATTTTTACAAATTTACTTAATTATTCTTTCCTATTAAATTAACCATTATTCGCTTTCAACTTGTCTATTTCAGCTTTAAGCTCTTGTATAGCTTTTACCAACATTGGAATTAAAACAGTTGTTTTTACTACTTTTTTACCATTATTATCACCATAACCATTATCTATACTTATAGCATTAGGGAAAACCTCTTCAAACTCTTGAGCTATAAATCCTAATTGCTTTTTATCATTGCCTATAAAATTAAAGTTTCTCACTTTTAATTTAAGTAAATCATCAAGTTTAGGAGTAGCGTCAACAATATTTTCTTTTAGTGTTATATCCGAAATCGTACCATATACACCTGTTCTGTTAAAGAAATCACCATTTGTATCAACATAAGCATTATCCGCATTACCTGCAATCAACCATAACTTACCAGAACCATAGTTACCTACATAAGCATCATAACCAGTTGATGGTAAAAACTTAATTCCACAAACATTAGTTGAACCATTAGCTGCAACTTCCATATATGGCTCAGTACCTGTTATTCTTAAAGGAGTATTAGTTGAACCATTAACTATTAAGTTACCTGATAATGTACCACCACTTAAAGGAAGGTAACTACCTGTTGCAGCATTATTAAATGTATTCCAATCTGTACTTGATAGATATCCTGATGTACTTGCTGATGCTTGTGCTAAAGTAATTGTAAGCGAACCATTAACTACTCCACCTGAGCCTGTAACTGATAGTACACCACTTGGACTTCCGCTTACAGTTCCTAAAGTAAATGTACCTGCCTTACCATCTAATTGTGTTTGAACATTTGAAGTAACCCCACTTAAATAAGCAAGTTCAGTTGCAGTAGTGATACTAGCAACAAATTGGCTAGTACTACCTGTACTTACTGCTTGATTAGGTGAACCTACAATTCTATTTCCTTTATTATTAAAAGTTGTCCAATCGGTGCTTGAAAGGTAGCCATTTGCTGTGCTAGATGATTGATTTATAGTAAAAGTCAATGATCCGTTTACAGGAGCACCTGAGCCTGTAATAGTCATTACACTTGTAGGTGATGAGCTTACGCTACCTAAAGTATAAGAAGGACCTTTGCCATCTAATTGAGTCTGTACGTTAGATGTTACACCACTTAAATAGGCTAACTCAGTAGCTGTTGTTATATTAGCTACAACCTTACCAGTAGAATTTGAATTTAAAGCCTTTGAGGTGTCTAAATTGCTTGTAGCTATAGTAGATGCTCCACCAGTTATTGTAGCGATTGCTGCGGTGCTAAACAGCCCTAAAGTGCCATCACCTTTTATATAATCATTAGCAGTACCTGCACCAGCTATTGCTAAAGTACCTGCACCTGTAATTGGCGAACCTGTAATAGAAAAAGCAGCAGGAGCAGAAAGACCAACCGAAGTTACTGTCCCAGTTCCACCACCAGCTCTTTGCCAAATACTTCCTGAATAAATTACAGTGTTACCTTCAACGAATACTATACCATTCCAAGTACCACCTGTACTAACTAAGTAATAATCACCTGATGTTCCAACACCATCTACAATGTAAGGTGTATTAGTAGCAGCATTCCAAGTTCCCTTATAAGAAGAACCTAAAGTAGGTAACTGAGCAGATGGTACTTTACCATCAGTTCCTAAAGTAGCTACTCCGTTTGCAGTACCTAAAGGAACAGAACTAACTACCCCAGCAGTTGCTGTTAATGCACCAGTTAATGACTTTACCTTTAAATCTCCAGTTATTTGTAATTGATTACTCATGTTCTAATTTCTATTTAAAAATTGCTCTAATAAACTCATCAGCAGCCAATGCTCTAGCCGTTGCAAAGGTAATGACTCCTGTAGATGCGTTAAAGGTTACATTCTCACCTGTAGGTACACCTGAAGTAGCAATACCTCTAACCTCAACACCACCCCTTGAAACACTCACACAAACCTTACCAATAGCACCTGAGAAAGTCACAGTTGTTTCTCCACCTGCCGCAGTATAATCAAACATTACTACGTTTGAACCTGTAACAACTACACCTGTAGGAGTAACTTGTGTACCTGTTATATTATAAGCACCAGAGCCTTGTAGTGACACGCTATATGTCGAGGCTGCCTCTACCCCTGCACTTAAACTAAGTGAGCTTAAATTGGCTGATCCTGTGAATACAGAGTATCCTAGAGTGCCACTACCATCTCCATTGTCATTATCCACTTGGAACTTAATTAATATAGGTTGTCTTGTCAACTGAAGGTTAGCCAAGAATAAGTAAGAATAGTCGCTTAAAGCAACAAAGCCATCAGCGTTGATAGACCATGAAGCTACATCATTCTTAAACTCTTTAAACCATGCAGAAGATACCGAAGTAACTTCTCTTTGATCTACTGAAACCTCAAAAGAGCAGTTTGTAGCTGCCCCAAATGGGATTGTTGTAGGTATAGTTGTAATTGCCGAAGCATCATTTGAACCTTGTGTATAGAAAGTCATTGTTTTGGTAGTAATCTGACTTGCTACCACTTGTATAACTATTCTTTCATTCGATAATAAAGTTGTTGCTGGAAATTCAAATGTTTGTGTATATTGTTTAACAGCTAGTTGAGTAAAAAAAATAGAGTTTGTACTTCCTATAGATGTCAATGTTGTACCATTGTATTTGTATATATGGTAGTAAAATCTAGGTGCTGACACCAAATCATCACTTATTGATGCAAAAGCATTAAAAGTCCAAGTACCAGCAGATATTGATAATGTTGGAACATCTGTAATAAATCCTGCAACTATACCATCTGAGGTTTTAGTAAAATTTGTAGCTACCCCATTACTATCAAGTAAACCAAATTGCTTATAGCTTAAACCACTAATGGTGGTTACCGAAGTAGAACCATTAAAATAAAAGGTTGGGTTTGGGTTTGTATAGTATAGTACTATGTTTGTTCCGTTTATTACTGATGCCATTATTATAAATTTATTCTTTTATTTTACTGTATGTTATATTTTATGGTTTCTACAGAATCATTATCTTGGTTTGTTATTTCTATTAGCTGAAAAGAGGTTACCTCGTCAACTTGTGGGAGTATGCTACCTCTATTTAATAAAAACGTTTTATCATTATAAGAAAGTGGATTATTCGGTGAGTCTTGTATAGTATAAACTTTATCTAAATAGTTTAACCCTTTAGCAGTTTTAAACGATCCTAAATCCGCCTCTAGTGTACCAAAGTTTTTATTTAATAAGTTAGAATATTGTCTAGCTATAAGCATAGGCAATAACTCAAAAACATTAGTAGTATCAGGATAACGATACCAATTTTCATAAGAAATACCAGCAGAATTTACTAGATTTCCTACGTTATTATTAACTGCAAAACTATTTAAAAAGCTTCCGTAAGGTTGCTCTATCTCTCTTATTGTGGTATTTTCTGTTCCTACTTGTCTAGTTACATCTACTGACCTTATTGTTGTATAGTTTTGTGTTATAGAAATATTTCTCAAATTTATTTCTTCATATTGAGGAAACGGAGTACCACCATCTACTAAAAACCTTAATTTAACATATCCTTTAACTGATGCTCCACTTGGACTGTTTTGAGTATTTATTAAAACATTTAAGGAATAATCAGAATAATTTTCTTCATCTACTTTATTAATATCAATAAAAGTATAAGCAGTTTGCCATGCATTTGAACTATTATAGTAATAAGTAATAGATGTAGCAGGATTGGTAATCATTACAATCATTTTAGCTTTCCTGCCACCAATACCAATTCTATATGAAAAATTTATATTAAAACCTGGACCATTCATATAAGGCAAATATGAATATAGTGGGAAAGAAGTAGAAACAGGTACTCCCATTTCTACTTGAGAATATGTACCTGTTCCAATAGGTTTCCGAATACTTAATGTATTAGATGATAGATCATCTTCTATTGTTAAATTTACATAAATCTGATTTGGAGTACTACTTGTAAAATAATCCCAACCATAAGGAAAAGGATAAACTGATGGTGGAGTAGTTACTATATTATAATAACCTTTAAAATTACCATTGTGAACATAGTTATTTGCATAGTTAAAGTTACCTTTTACAATTACTTTAGGATAGCCTTTTCTAACTATTTTATTTTGAGAATTATTAACAAAGTGAACGTTACCTTCTTGATATGGTTCAATGCTTATATTTTTATCTATTGTTCCACTACCTGCATTACTTACTGTTGGATAAATAACATAATTAGTAAAATATCTTGTACTTAAAGCCATTTGATTAATAGCTATTATTTGCCATTTACCATCGCTTTGAAATAATCTACACCCAAAAGATTTAACAATATTATTTAAAACATCATAATAATTTAAGCCTACAAAATCTCTTCTATATTGATATGTTTGTGAAAATGGTTCATCCCCAGAAGCATCTCCTCTATCAAACATACCTTCTGCATAATAAGAACAAGAAGTAAGTAATTCTATAGGGTCTGGGTAATTGATAACGTTTAAAGTTTCAGCTATAACGTCTATAAGTCTATTAGTTGAGTTTATGCTTAAAGATTCTTGATAAATAAAATCAGTATATTCTAAGAATGACAACCCATCTATAGCTAATATGTCAACTTGTAAATTACCTGTTGTAAAAGGGACTGAAACATAATCGTTAAATAAAAACCCACACCATAATAGGTTTTCTCCATTATATAATTTAACAAAATATTTACGAATATCAAAACTTAATATAGTAGGAAACTCTTCTCCATCTTCTTCTGTTGTTAAAAAAGATATATTTAATTGTGATGAAATAATACCAGCTAAAGGCTCATCATTACTAGCATTAGAATCTAAACTAATATTTATAGCTTCATAATCTTTTACTGCAAGACTATAATCTTTTTCGTAAATTCTAGCTTGTAAAATAGTTTCATCTCTTAGAGCTTGAGTTATTGTATATCTTAGTCCGTATGCCATTATGCTAAACTTATATTTTGACCTTTAAGGAAAGATGATTTTTGTGTTCTATTAATTGATACTAAAAGGTCTTGACCTCTAAGTACAAATGTACCACCTCCTCCACCACCAATCATAGATTTTAATTTATCTAAAGGTGCAATAACCTCAGGGTTATTTTGAGCACCAGGATATTCACCTACAAGACCCATAGTTGGTCCTGATACAATACCACCATTGGCAAATGCAGTAGCTTTATTTTCATTAATTGAATTTTTTAAGAATGAACCTGCTGTAACTGCTGCAATACCAGCAGCAAGAGCTAAAGGCCAGGTTTTAGGGTCTTTAAACAAGTTGATAGCAGCACCATTTGTTAATGCGAATGCAATAAGAGCTTTACCTATTGAAGATAAACCATCTGCTAAGATGTTACCTAATTTAGTAAAGTCAAATTTACCACCAGCTAACATTTCTCCAATACTCTCAGCAAAGCCTGTTACTAAATCAATATTCATTTGACTAAAAGTGGATTGTAAAGTTTGACTTAATGTTTCTAAAGGATCAACTAAACCGCCCAATCCAGCTTGTAAATTTTCTATTTTTTTACGGTATTCTTCCGAAGATATTCCTGCTTCATCTAAAGCTGCTTTTTTCTCTTTAAGTTTATCTATAGCTATTTGATAAGCTTCTTTTTGTGCATTATAATTACCTCTTGTAGCTTTTAAAGTTTGATCAAGTTCTGTTTGAACATTTTTGATGTTCTCGGTGTTCATATCAGAATTAATCCTCTTAATTGCATCTGCAATTTGTTCTCTACTGCTAATAATTATTTTTGCAATCTCTTCTTCATTCTTTTCGTATTCTTTTGTATTCTTGTCAGCAATAGACATTAAAGCTCTACCAAACTCTTGTTGATTAACTAACATTTGAGTTTGAAATGCAGCTTTGATATTCTTTATTTCTTGTTCAGATTTCTTTTCAAAATTAGCTTTTTCTAAGGCTAGCCTTTCTTCTTCTTTGATGATAAGTCTACCATATTCGTAGAACATTGCCAAATCATCCTTATAGTATTTTTGTTGTATTTTTAAATTATCTAATGCAGATGTATCTACTTTTTCTTTAGCTCCTTTTTTGCCACCAGTTTTACTATCTTCAAATAATTTAGCAAATACTATATTATTA